AGAATACATTTATAGGCTATAATTAAGATACGTCAAAAGGAGGCGATTAATTATGCCAGCTATTAAATCAGCTAAGCACAACTCATTAATAAACAAGAAAAAGACCTGCAAAATTTGCGGGGAATATGGAACATATCAAAAGACCAGGCTTTGTTATCCTCATTTCAAGGAATACCAGAAGTCTAGCATGGGCTACAGAAATAGATTAAACAAGAATATGATGACTAAGGAACATTTCCAAGAACAATGGGAAGCTCAGGGTCATAAATGCGCTATTTGCGGGACTACAGATAATACAGATTTACAAGATTGGTCATCTGATCATAATCATATTACTGGAAAACTCAGGGGTGTTCTTTGTATTAAATGTAATACCAATGTTGGAATTATTGAGAATAAGGGAATAGACTACACCTTAAGCATTATTGACTATTTAAAGTATTGGTTGTAATATATTAATATATTAAATATTAGAAACTTATACATATAGAGTAATCAATACTACGTATTTATAAACTCTATTGTATATATAACGATACCTTGAAAAAATTCTGTTGTCAAGTAGTAACTTGGGTACTAATTTAAAAAGTTATCAAATTGTTATAAAGTTAGGAGTAATAAGATTAATAGATACCTTGATTCAAATCAATTAGAATGGGATCTTGAAATAATTGAAAAGCAATTGCACCGCCTGACGCAGGAAGTGCGGTTGGCTAATCTAGAGCTGGCCAAGCTTACAGAGGCTATAAAGGCCGCCAGAGGCCAGCAGAGACCATGAAGGTCGTTTATGGCTGTCAGGCCTGCGACAACGTAGAAATGGTCCCAGAAGGCCAGGAAACGGCTTTGGCGGGCAGGTGTGAAGAATGCACAGGACTAATGTCAATAATAGGATGGATGGAAGATAATGTCAGTTAAAAGATGTAGCTATTGCAAAGAACAAAAGCCATTTGCTGAGTTTAATAAGAATAAAGCAGGAGTTCATGGTTTACAGGCAAGATGCAGACCCTGCACATCTCAATATACCCAGGAGTATAAAGAGAAGCGGAAGCAAGAGGGAGTCAAGAAAGTAGTACAAAGTAAGGTTTGTGCTAGATGTAATATGGAAAAGCCAAGATCACAATATAATAAAAGAACTGTCTCAATAGACGGATTAAATGTCTACTGCAAGCCTTGCCAAAGAGTATTGCGAAATGCTTTTAGATATGGTAAGATATAAATATTGACCTACAGGCATTGGTCAATTCCTAAATAGAAATAGGGCCCTTGGGTACTTGACTACTCAAGGGCTTTCTGTTATACTTAAAATCTAACTTAAGAATATCGCTCAATATTACGTAGTTAGGCATTTAATCACCTCGCCCCTAGCCTCTGGTATACCAATTCGTACGGTCCAAGCTAGGGGTTTTTTATTGCACAATGATACTAAAGATGATACAATTACATTGTTGCAATGACTAGTTTAAAAGAGTTATACGAGGTAATCTCAATGGGATATAGTGAGTCATACAACAACGGGCGGGAACCAGAACAATACTCATTACTACCTATAGCTAGAGATGTAGTATATAAGGATGGAAAGATAAGATTTACCTTGATATTCTTTAATGATAATCAAGAAGTAAATATGACAATGGCTTTTGATCTAAATGATCAGCTTGAGTCAGATATAGATGATTTACTAGGATTTTAATGAATAGTTTAGTAATTTATATAGTAACGATACCAAATGTGTGTTCGTAATGTCAATATATATACTAAATTGTTATAAAAATGTTATATCCCCATATGGGATATATATAGATAAGTCAATTTGTCGACAATTCGACATATAGACAAGGAGATATTATGGGATATTCAAAATATACAGAAGAACAAATAACAGAATTTATTAATCAAGCTAATGAGATGGGGATTTCTCCTGCAATGAGACATTTGGGATATCCCGCCTCATATCACACAGCTAAAACCTTCTATGAAAAGCGGGGAGTAGAAATGCCTACTATTAATACTCTTGCTCAAATGGCTAGAAACATAGGAGTATTCTATACAGATAAAGAGAAAGTAATAGCTGCACAAGCAATTATAGATAGATCAGTAGAACAGTTATACCAAGATAATTTAACATCTGATGATATAAATAAGCTGGGGAATGCAATACATAAGGCTATTCAGACTATTAACCTTGTAGAAGGAAAGAGTACAGCTATTAATGAGAGTAGATCTAAAGATGGATCTGACTTGGCTATTATGGATCTATTGAATGAAGCTAAAATGAGAAATGAGATAGTTAAAGATCAATTAGCCAATGTTGATCAAATTAAATAGATATACATATAGGGTACCCAGTCCTAAATTAAATATATATAAATATTTTTTGCTATATCAAATAAATATTTAGAATAAAATTAAAATGAGATACTAAATGGAGGAATATGTCAGACAAAAAGCCTGAAGTTAGAATAGATAAAAATAAACACGGGATACGTAGAGAAACTACATATCCTCAAAAGCCTTCTAAGGGCTCTAGGAAAGATAAATAATTGCAGGCATCAGATTACTTTAAAGATGTTCCATTAGAGCTCCTAGCCCTATCTGAAGGCCGTAGAGAGCTAACTAAATATGATCCTATGCTCTTTGCTTTAATCTATTTGCCACATCATTTAAAAAATGCTGCTGGAGAACTCACTTTATCTGAATTTCATACAGATCTAGCTGAATATGGCAAACTATGGATTAATCCACCTTCCCGCCCTAAGCAACATAGAGATGCATTCATTGCTCCAAGAGAATGTGGTAAATCTACTTGGATATTTCTTATTTTGCCTATGTGGGCTGCCGCTCATGGTCATGTTAAGTTTATTGCTGCATGCATCAAACTCTTGGCGTATTATTCAGTCAAATGATTTTATATTCGACGCTAACGGTATTGACACTAACTCTCTTGGTAAAAAGGTGTTTGGCCAACGCCCTGACCTCATTATTCTTGATGATATCGAAAAAGGCGAAAAGAATTACTCAGAATATCAGGCAGGACAACAGAAAAACACCGTCTTCGACGATATAGCCCCTATGAACATATATGCTCGTATGATCTTCGTTGGGACCACCACCATGCCCAACTCAGTAATGGATCAATTCCGCAAATATTCAGAAGGCCAGCGTGACCAAGACCTAGGGTGGATTGAAGAGCAGAATGTTAGAGTTCACTACTATCCAGCTATCTTGCCAAATGATGACGGGTCTGAAAGATCAGTATGGCCAGAGAAATGGCCTTTAGATTGGCTAGTAAGCCAAAGGCATTTAAGAGATTTTGCAAAGAACTACATGAATCGTCCTATCAATACAGACGGTACATTTTGGACAAATGAAGATATAATTATACAAGAGGCAGAAGAATATGGAAATACAATTATTTCTGTTGACCCTGCTGTTACAAAAAATAAAGTTTCTGACTATACAGGAGTAGCTGTATTGTCAAGAGGTACAGATGTATTGGGTAACGAAGTTATTTATGTTCGTGAAGCAATGCAATTAAAGGTATCTCCTTCCGATTTAGCCGCTAGAGTAGCTGACTTGGTAGAAATATACGAACCTGGGGTGCTCTACGTTGAGACAAACCAGGGTGGAGATCTATGGAAGGATGTTTTTAAAGGCATTCCTGCTAAATATAGATCAAAACATCAAAAAATCTCTAAACAGGTACGTGCTGGTAAAGCTTTGAACTTCTACCAACAAGGCAAAGTTAAACACACAAAGCACTTCCCTTCGCTAGAAGAACAGATGTGGTCTTTCCCAAAAGTAAGCCATGATGACGTTCTTGACGCCGTAGTATCAGGAGTTCTTTACTTCCTTGATAATAAGGCAGTAAAAGTTGGTGCAAGACAAATAAATTATGCAAGGAGCAGATAATGTCAGACATTAAATTAGCTCTCGACCACATTGTTGAGAGCAGAGAACACTATAAGAAGGCTGAAGCATACTATGAAGGAAATCAAGAAGAGATTTTTGCTAGTCGTAGATGGACTCGTCTATTTAGAAAAGATAAAGTAGACTATCAGTTCAATTTCTCACGCACAGTTATTGATGCGGTCCTTAATAGACTAGAAATTGCTACAGTTTCAACCCCAGATGAAGCGGCTAATCAAAAGATTAACCAATACTGGGAACAGAATGATCTAAAGCTAGATGCTGAAGAAATTCACAGAAAGGCTCTTGTTTATGGAGATTGTTATGCAATTGTATGGCCAGAAGAAGATGGAACCATCACAATTAACTACAACTCACCATTGACAACAGCTATTATTTATGATCCAGAAAATCCACGTAAAAAGTCATTTGCTACAAAGCTATGGCAAATAACCACATCTTCTGGACAAAATCAAATTAATTTAAACCTATACTATGCAGATAGAATTGAAAAATATTCAATGTATGGTCATTTGGATAACCTAACAGCAAGTTCAAACTTTCAATTTGTAGAAATTGTGCCAAATCCGTGGAATGAAGTGCCAGTATTCCATTTCCGCACAACAAAGCAGTACGGAAGACCAGAACATGCTGATGCAATGGGTCCTCAAGATGCAATTAACAAATTAATTGCTACTCACATGTACACAGTTGATTATCAGGGTGCACCACAGCGTTATGCCTTATCATCTGGTGGAAATGAAGCAGAATTTGAAGACTTTAATGATGATTCAACAGCCAGAGACAACCTTGGAGCACTACAAAATGGTCCAGGAGAACTTTGGTATCTTAAAGGTGTCAATTCAGTTGGACAATTTGCTCCTGCTGATCCAAAGACATTTACAGAACCAGTCAAGGATTTCATTCGTGCAATGGCTTCGCTAACAAGCACACCTTTGCATTATTTTGAAAAGACTGGTAATATACCTAGTGGAGAGGCGTTAAGAACAGCTGAAGGACCACTTCTAAAGAAGGTCGAAGACCGTCAATACGCATTTGGAAATACATGGAGAGATCTATTCAGATTTATGCTTAAGATTGATGGCATTATCACTGACGTAGAAGTTTCATGGGAGTTCGTAGAAACTATGGACAGCCTAGATGCATGGGAAGTAGCTATTAAGAAAAGCTTAGTTGGCGTACCTCTAGAACAAATCCTAGTAGAAATGGGCTATGATCTTGAAATTGCTCAAAGAATTGTTGCAAACTCAACTCAAAACGCTCAAATTCAGCAAGGACTAAATACAACAAATATATTACGCCAAAATGGAGTAGATATCTAGAAGATTGGACGATCTAATGGAACAAACAGAAACACAAGAACAATTAAATAACGAAACAATAGAGATTAAAGACCCAAAGGCTGTTTTGGATGCTTTGGAGCGGGCAAAATCAGATGCTAAGCGCTTTAGAGAAGAAAAGGAAGCCCTAGAAGTCGACTTAAACTCAAAAGATCAAAAAATAGCTGAATATTCAGGAAGATTGTTAAAAGATCAGGTTAAGAAAAGCATTGCAGACTTAAATTTAACAAATTCCGATAGATTGCTTAAGTATATAGACTTTAATGCCTTGGATTTTGATGAAGAATTCAATATTAAAGGCTTAGATGCTCAAATTAATAATTTAAAGCAAGACTTCCCAGAATTATTTGATCCAAAGCTTCTCGTAGGTGGAAAAGCTGACTCAGCAGATGCCAATGTGGTAGATGCTAAGCTTTCCGTATCAGACAAGCAAGCTAAGCTATTGCTTGGGAGATAGAATTGTGCTAAAATATAACCAGGTAAACTCCAGTTGGACGATTGGGTTTACTACGGTTAAAAATTGGACGATTTTAAATCCTAATAAACTCAAATCAAACAAATTAAAGGAGAAATAACATGGCCGCAGGTCGCACAGATCTCACCGAAGGTAATGGTTATATTCCAGAGGAAAAAGGTTCCGTTGCTATTCAAGCAACACTTGCTAACTCTGTAGTAGAAGCATTTGCTCGTCGTGAGAATATGTCTTCACGCACTAAGGGTGTACCACGTTTCGTATCAAACGCTCCAACTGTTGTCGCAGAAGGCGTCGACATTCCGAACTCAGATACAACACTAGACGAGGTAGTTCTTACTGCTAAGAAGTACGCACAAATTTTTAATATCTCAGAGGAAGATCTAAACGATTCACTCGTAGATACACTTAACACATACAAGAGAGAGCAAGTACTTCGATGCTGCTAACACAGTATTCATTGCACACCCAAAGATGCTCTCACACATCCGTAATATGGAAACAACAGGTGGAAACCTTGTTCTTCCAAATCCAATGGCAGCACAGCCAGGATCATTGTTCGGATATCCACTAGTAACATCATACGGAGCAGCTACATCAGCAGCAGCTACAGCAACACCATCAGGTAACCCACTTCTTATCGTAGGTAACCGTCAGATGATGATCAACGGTGTTCGTAGCAGCATTGAATCAGCTGTATCTCGTGATGCAGACTTTTCTAAGGATGGAGTTCTTCTCAAGACACGTATTCGTCGTGGCTTTGCAGTTGCAGCAGCTGAAGCTTTTGCAGTTGTTGAGAAGACTTCAGCATAAGGGGGAATATAACAAATGGCATCAAAACTATACGGTAACTTCCTTAAGCAAGCACTTAACAAGGAGATCGATTTCGATACAGATACCATCAAGGTAGCTCTCGTTTCATCTTCATATACTCCTAACCAGGATACACATGACTACTGGGATGACGTAAATACTTACGAAGTTTCAGGAACAGGTTACACATCTGGTGGAGCAACTCTAGCTTCAAAGACTTCAACTTACGACTCAGGAACAAACACAATCGTGCTTGATGCTGCTGACGTAACTTGGTCAAGCTCAACAATTACTGCTCGTTATG